ACTAATCCAATGCAACATCATAAACGGCACGAACTTCTTCTGCTGTTCGGGAGTCAATCTATCGTAATACGAATAGTCTTTGCGGTCAATAGCCGCAATTGCGTCGAAAAGGTCAAACTCAACCTTCTCAAACTTTTCGTCTGCTGATAGTTTCTCTTTAGCCATTATGCCTTCAACGACTCAACCGCAATAGCGTGTTCAATAGCCTGACCAATACTGTCACCATTGTTAACAATAGTCAATGTTGGTCCGTCACTTTCTCGCATGCGGTCATTCTTGTAATGTTCAATCACATAGCCGCCTGATGCCGGATAGATAGTGAAGCGAATGCTCTTGCTTGCATCAATACCCCGAGACACAACAGGATAAACTTCGTCTCTTGGCTGTGCCGTTTCCCATGCTTCGCGGGTCCACTGTGCAAACTTTCTCTTAAACCAACCCATCTTCTTTTCCTTCTCTTTTTGTACCTTGCGATTTCTAGCAGTGTCAAGCCTAAACACAGTTTGGCTGGGCAAAGTACCAGCCATCGTTCGGTTATACTTTGCTTGACCGAGTGTTGTATGTGTATGATGACCACTAGACATTTAAATGTGTTCTCCAAAATTCAATTGTTCTGTCTAACCCATCACTAAGAGATACCTTAGGTTCCCATCCAGTCATACGAGTAATCTTTTCGTTTGAAGTATTCAACAAATAGATTTCGCCAGGACGAGCGGGCTTAGTATCCCAGTTAACTTTGCCAGTCCAACCAATCTTCTTAGCAATCAAGTCTACATAGTCACTGATACGAATAGGATCATTAGGACCTAAGCAGAACAACTGACCAACACACTTATCGGGGTTGCGAATGACAGTTTCCCAAGCGTCCATCAAATCATCAATATAGATAAAGCTTCTGAAGGGCTTATCATAACCTAGATTGATTTCATCAGGGTTCTTGAGCATTTGCATGATGATTTGTTCTGTTACAAAGAAATCATTATCCTTACGCCCATACGCATTAGTCTGCCTAATGATAGTATACGGGAAGCCATAACTACGATGTGCGTATTCCAAATACTTTTCACAAGCATACTTTGCTACTGCATAAGGGGCGTTTGGATTAGCTACAGTTTCTTCGTCAAAGCAGGGAATTTCAGTTTCAGTTCCATTCTTGATCAAGTCACTAATCGGTTGCCAACCATAAACTTCAACAGTTGAGGCGAACACAAAATTCTTTAAATTCGATGCTTCTCGTGCTGCTTCAATTAGATTTACAGTTCCGACATAATTAATTTCACTGAAGGTAATCTGTTCATAGAACGACTTCTCAACTTCGGTTCTCGCTGCTAAGTGTATAATGATATCGGGGTTAATCGAAATGACCTCATTCTTAACTGCATCATACTCTCTTAAATCATTTTCTAAGAAATATAATTCATTGCCTTCAGCAAATTTCTTAGCTAAATGTTGTCCGATAAATCCGCTATGTCCGGTGATTAAAAATTTCATTATTGTGTCCTTTTAGTAATACGAGTATTTACAAAGGTTTCAACTTCAATGTCAGGAAATAAGGTACGAATAACGCCCATAACATCGCCTTCTTTTTCCTTCTTTACGCTCTTTTTGTACGACTCAAGAATATTAGCCATTTTATGTTCCTTAATATGCCAATGAATAATCTACGACTTCACAATTTTTACTGATTTCTTTAACAAAGTATATGCATCTAGGCTTTTCTCCATCATCAATAGGAACACATAAAAACTGACCGTTCTTTAATCTCGGTGCATACCAAGTAACTTCCGGATAAATGTCAATAATCTCAATTGGCAAGAACGAAGGACTAAATGAACTCAGTGGATTAAAATCAAAAACATTGAATCCCCGATCATTCAGACTGCTTAGCGGCAACGCTTCTAAGTCTCCGTGTTCTTTTTCACCAATCAATACTTGCCAATCAATTGGCATCTTAATAACTTTGTCAGCTACTTTAAGTACTAATGCAGGACTGTTAAATGATTCAAGAAAGATCAATGGAATAAAATGATAGTCTACATTTTGTGGAGCACTATTATCTAAAATAGCAAATCGTAAATCATCAATTTCGTCCGGTAATGTTTCTAGGTTATAGAATTCGTTTTCTAATGTTAATATTCTCATATTAGTATACTAACATAGTTACTTGTATTTGTCAACATATTAATAGTCCAATTTCTCTATACTGAAGGGGTAGTTGGCTTCCTTATAGAAAGCTTTACGTTGTGTCAAGTGACGCTTTGCGAACTTACAAGAACTTGTAACGTCCCAAATTTGAACATGATCTTTGTCCTCTGCTTTACGAATGCCTCTGCCTATCGACTGAATAACTCGAACAAACGACTTGCCAGGCTCGATAAGAACCAGATTAAAGATCCGAGGAATATTAATACCGACAGCCGCAACGCCGTATGTTGCGACAATAATTTTATCGTCGCTTGTGGCAACCTCATCATACTCTGCCTTTCTTTCTGTCAATCCGGTTCCGCCATTAACAAAGACTGCATTGGAACCTAATCTGCTTACGATTTCTTTTCCTGCATTCACACGGTCAACGAGTACAAGAGTGTTCCCAGTCAGATTCACTTTTTCGATTAATGCAGCAATTGTATCGAGGCGATTTGAATCTTCTAGCAGATGTTTCAATTCTGACTGGTAGTTAGTGAACTCAACCTTATCTTTAAGCTGGACGATGTTAACATGACACTGTGCGAGTACACCCTTGTCCTGTAATTCTTTTGCTGATAGCTTACCGATGACGGGACCGAGTGACACAAGCAACGATACTTGATCCATCTTGTCTTTAGGAATGGTTCCTGTTAGTCCCCACCGAATAGGAATGTTGCTGAACACTCCAGTGAGCATGGTCTTGAGTACATCAGCCTTAGCCATGTGCACCTCATCAACGATGACACAGGCAATATCTTCAAAGAAGAATTCATCAAGTGTTTCTTCACCCTTGTCTGTGTTCTTGAATAGATTGTTCAAGCTTTGCCAAGTGCAAATGGTATGCGTCTTGCCATAATCCTTACGGTCACCAAAGTAGACGCCGACATCCAATCCTAAGTTGATGTAGTCTGCTTCTGTTTGCGTAACAAGACTTTTGTTGGGGACAATCACTAGGGAGCGTCCTAGGTGCTCTACGGACTTAGATAGAGCAGCAGTCATCAACGTCTTACCCGCGCCCGTTGCGACTTCCTGCAAGCATTGCGGATTCTCTAAAAAGTTGTTAACAATCTCAACCTGATAGTCACGTAGTACGATAGGCTGACCTTCACGTTCATGCCCTTTTGGCCACACTGTACCAGCGAACGAATCTTCTTTAATGCGGTCAAACTTAAGTTCCTCATGTGACTGCCGCAAATCTACAAGTTCAATATCATAGTTTTTGTCATATAGATATGTAATGATATTTTCAAGTAGATTCACATAGGTACTGCCGCCTAAACTGAAATAGCTAATCTTACCGTTCCATCGACCAAGCCGAACAGCCGGGAGATATCTCGCTCCCGGCTTTTCAAACTCAAACATCTTCATTAATGCCCGACGGTCACTCACATCCAGACCTTCAATCTTTACATTAACTTCGTCTTTAATTATGATTTTTGCTTCTGTCATTGTACCTCAATCGGTCGTGAATCTTTAAGCACGACGGTTTTACTTATAGTTCCAGTGAAAGAATGAATCCCGACATTACTTGTGTGTTGCAACATCATAGCAACTCCATCAGGTAATTTTACATACGACAATGGTCCTAGTGGCTTCATTCCATACTTTTCAATCGTCTTAGCTAACTGTTCTTGATTTAATGCTGTTCTCAAGCCGCGTCCGATCACAACATTTTCGCAACCGAGATTTTTCATCCACTCTATAATATTTTCTACATCAACAATTTCTGCTTCGTATACACTGTTGGCGGCAAATTGTAGTTTAGGATAATCAGAAATGATAGCTGGATCAATATCAATTCCCATTCGGTTAAGCTTGAATAGTATAGACGGTTCCAGTGAAAGTGTCATATCTTTGACAAGTTCGCCGATGATTGAATTGCATCCTGCTATAATCAATTTGTCATTTACCATGCACAGTGTTGGATTCCAAACAGTAGTGCCTGATCCTAATTCAGCCAGTGAGGTTAGAATAGGAGAGAGTTCATCGCAGTATTTGACTGTTGGGAAAAACTTGTGCAACACCTGAGTTGAGATTTTAAGTGCAGTAGTAGAAAAATTAGTCCTATATACCTTGCTTTCTTTGTCCCAAACAAATGTATTATCCTTCACTTCTCTAAACTTAGAAATGAATGATTTGTTGAAGGGTACACGGATATTGAGTGTATCGTTAAACAATGAAACATATGCCCCGGTATATTCAGTCGTGCTTTCTACTAGGGTAGAATTCCAATCTAACGCTTTTAGTTCAACCTTATCCAATCCACACTTAGTCAATTGCTTCTTGTACTTACTGATTAGGTTGTCAAACAAGTTAGCTTGACCAGTAGTAACTCTGTGGTCACGCTGAATCATAGTTTGTAGGTTAGCCATGAACTTGTAGTCGTACTGACTCAAGCTAATCTTAC